AGGTCAAAGGACTACAATCTATTAGAGTTTGATTGTGCAGGAGAATTAAGGAAAGATATTCGTCTACTACATGATGAGTTTATAGAAGGACTTGGTTTTAATTTTAATGGAAAGATATTTGTGCAGTGTTGGGCAAATGTTATGCGTAAAGGTCACAAGATTAAGAAACATTGTCATGGTTTCGGACCGTATGCATATCTAAGCGGACATCTATGTGTCCAAGTCAATGAGGATTTATATCCTACCTCTACTCACTACTACAATCCATATGGAGTAGAGCCATGGTCTTCTCCTAACGCTAACAATAAGATGACTATCTTTCCTTCATGGTTGAAGCATGACACTGACCGTGTCCAAGATGATGTAGAAAGAATCACAATAGCATTTGACATCGTTGATGAGAGTGGTTACAATATAGATGTCAGAGATGACATGAAATCACACTGGATAGAGCTATGATTCCTGAGTATAGAATTGATGATGACAAGGTAGAAACACGAAGACTTGCTCTTATGTGTTTGATTCATCACAATATCGATATAAATAAATCAGCGTATGAATTCTGTGACTACGTTGTTACAGAGGGTTTACTGGATAATATACAGGAAGAAGGCGAAGAAGGACTACGACGTCACGGTGGTGATATCGTATCTTTGGCATCCGAAAAACTCATGACGCATTTCCATCGATGGCAAGACATGCATGAAAACAAAGAAAGCAATCAAAAAAATTATTAAAAACCCACACCTATGGTCACCCGCAGACGTAGCTTATGCTAGAATGGAGTTGAGGTTAAGGGATAAAACGAAATGAATGTAGTCATAGTAGGTGGTGGCACAGCAGGATGGATGACAACTGCTGCTCTTTGTAAAACATTTAGTGACTGGGATATAACTATCATAGAAGGTGGCGAGTCTATTGGTGTGGGAGAATCTACAACACCACACATCAATCAGTATCTAAAGTATATGGAGATTGATGACGAGACATTTCTAAGAGAGGCAAGAGCAACATACAAATCAAGTAGTAGGTTTCAAGATTTTAGTAAGGTAGGTGAAGTTTTTCACTATCCTAATGGTCAATCAATAAGAGCAGACGTATCATATCATGAGTGGATGTATGCAAAGGCAATGGGTTATGAAGTCCCTCCATTTGCAGAGTTGTTTATGCCCTTCGTTACTGTAGCAGAGCAGGGTAAACTACCATTAAACAATCATCTTATAACTCCTTATCAGATAGAAAAGGATAGAAGTTTTCATATAGATGCTAGTAGTTTTTGCACATACCTTAGGAAGTATTGTGATAGTGCTAAGTTAATTACTGATAAGGTTACAACCGTTAAGTATGAGAGAGTCATGCAGGGGTCTAAGGATAAAAGAATCCACCACCTTGTAGTCAATGGCCAAGAAATATATGCTGACTTGTTTATTGATTGCACTGGACAATCATCAGTATTATTTGACAAGACAAGTGACTGGATACCATACGATAATATTCTTACTGATACTGCACTGGTTACTAAAGTAGATTACTCTACTAATATAGAAGAAGAGATGGTAGCATACACAAATGCTCAAGGTAAAACTGCAGGATGGCAGTGGACTATACCTACATGGGATTTCATCAGCAAAGGATTTGTATACTCATCTAAGTTTCAATCAGAGAAAGATGCTGCAGAGGAGTTTGGACACGAGGAGTATAGAAAGATAGAATTTAAACAAGGCAGACATGATAGAGCATGGACTGCTAACTGTGTTGCTATTGGATTATCATATGGATTCATTGAGCCATTAGAATCTACATCATTATTCAATACACATCATGGTATCCTTGCACTCTTAGATATTCTCAAGCAAGATGCATTACCAGGCCAGTTTGCTAGAGACAGATATAATTACAATCTAGCAGAGCACATGGATGGGTGGAGAGAATTTGTAGAAGCACATTACTATTACTCTAGACGTAGAGACACACCATTCTGGAGACACATTACAGATGAGATAGAGTATGAGATAAGTGGAGCACATAAAGTAATCTTACAAGCAATGGTAACAGGAGAAGAGATACCTCATGGAGAAGACCCTATCGTTTACATCCTTGCAGGGTCAGGTTACACCAACGTCAACGAGAGACTCAACAGATACTTCAATGACTGGGTAGATTTTGATACACAGAAGTGGATAACCCATCACAATGCTGTCAAGAAACTAGCAGAGCAGATGCCAACCATGCACGAGTATTTAAAAGAGGAAATTTGGGCTTGACAAAATGTTGAAATGCATATATAGTATGGAAGTTACGTTAAGAAATGTAAACTTAACCTTGCAATGGACTCGAAAGGATCGCCATCCACTTGCACAACTGCTCTCAAACCAAGACCTATAGGCAGTATAATACTTCGTCTTTCATATCCAGTAGTGAGGGATTACTGGAAATAAGTTTCGCATCTACCCTTGATGCCCTACTTAAACGTCTTACTAATGACAACTCTTTCAACTCTAAGCAAAAGAAAATCTGGTGGACTCCTAGCGGGATGGCCAGAGTTTTGCGAATGGGTAACATCAACAGACAACAGATTATATGTTGGTTGGTTTGGTGTACTCATGATTCCATGTTTGCTAACAGCAGCAGCATGCTTCATCGTTGCTTTCATAGCAGCACCTCCTGTCGACATCGACGGAATCAGAGAGCCTGTAGCAGGTTCTTTCTTGTATGGTAACAACATCATTTCTGGTGCTGTTGTCCCATCATCAAACGCTATCGGACTACACTTCTACCCTATCTGGGAAGCAGCAACTGTAGACGAGTGGTTATATAATGGTGGTCCTTACCAGTTGGTAATATTCCACTTCCTTATCGGTATCTCAGCATACATGGGAAGACAGTGGGAATTATCATACAGACTAGGTATGAGACCTTGGATATGTGTAGCATATTCAGCACCTGTGTCTGCAGCATTTGCAGTATTCCTTGTGTATCCTTTCGGTCAAGGTTCTTTCTCTGACGGAATGCCACTAGGCATCTCAGGTACTTTCAACTTTATGTTTGTGTTCCAAGCAGAGCACAACATTCTGATGCATCCTTTCCACATGGCAGGAGTAGCAGGAATGTTTGGTGGTAGTCTCTTCAGTGCAATGCACGGTTCTTTAGTTACATCTTCTCTAATCAGAGAGACAACTGAAGACGAGAGTCAAAACTACGGATATAAATTTGGACAAGAAGAAGAAACATACAACATAGTAGCTGCACACGGTTACTTTGGTCGTCTTATCTTCCAGTATGCTTCATTCAACAACTCAAGAAGTCTTCACTTCTTCTTAGCAGTTTTCCCTGTTGTTTGTGTATGGTTAACCTCTATGGGTATCTGCACAATGGCATTTAACTTAAACGGATTCAACTTCAACCAATCAGTTGTAGATGTAAACGGAAAAGTTATCCCTACATGGGGTGATGTCTTAAACAGAGCAAACTTAGGTATGGAAGTTATGCATGAGAGAAATGCACACAACTTCCCATTAGACTTAGCATCTGCAGAGTCTACAGAGGTTGCTTTAACTGCTCCATCAATCGGTTGATATAATCAAACGACTATGATATACTGAGGGTCTCACGACCCTCTTTTTTTATGAAAACTTTTAAGCAAACGTCGGATAAACCATACGACAGACATCAATACAAGATTAAGTTTGATGATGGTAAGTCAATACTATTTCCTGACTATGAAACAATGCAACACTTCTGGTTTACTAACATAGCATCATGGGGTAATAAAAGAAATGCAGTGGTTGAGATAGTAGACATAAATAAGAAGCAAGGGTTTGGATAATTAATGTCCTCGCAACGCATAAGGGATATAGTTAATAGATGTTATGGTGGTCTCATTGTTAATCAAAGGTCTAATCTAGACCAAGATAATGTAAGGTCAGCAGCATCCACACCTCTATCAGGACAAACACCTGGGGGTCAGAGCGTTGTGCCTCCAAGTGGTGCTGTTGTAATACGAGAGTTAGTTGGTCGTTGTTATTCTGACACTGCTATACCTAACCAACCTAACGTCCTTGACCAAGCAAGTGTTGCTCAGAGGATACCTCCTCCACCAGTTACACCAGAGCCATCACCTAATCAAGTCATTCAACAACTGGTCAATAGATGTTACCCTGACCTAGAGTTAACACCACTCAAAGAATTTCAACCTGAGGTAGTTGAGAGTGGTGCAATTAACTTAGACATGAGAGATATAATTGATTTCATTAATCCTATTATTGGTAATCCATTTGATTTCACAGGTGACATCACAGTTTTACCACCAAGTCCTCCAACAGGAAAGACATGGGTAACAATAGGTAAACCAAAGAATGATTGTTTAGAAGTAGCACAGTTAGATGCTAGAGGTTTACTTAATCAGATAGAGAAGGGAGTATATAAACACGTTAAGACAGGAGTATTATATTATTGTAGTGATGCAGATATGCCTGTTGATTTGAAGTGGGAAAGATGTGTAAGAGAAGCAACAGAATGTATGATGCGTCCTTACATGGGAGGGCAATGGACACCCCCTAAACAGGATTGTGAGAGTTATAGTATGACTGGTTGGTCATCTAATAAGGGTCAGGTGTGTATTAAGAATTGTTTTCCTGATAGATTACCTGTCTATGAGCATAGACTTAATACAGGTGCAATCAATGTCAGAATGAATCATAGGAATCAGAATGGCATGTGGGCGGGGACAGTCCAGACTACAGACCAGTATGGTCAGTGGACAAACAGAAAAGTATTTAATGAAGGTGGAGCACAGATATTTTCTAACAGCACAACTCAATCATTTACAACTAGCAACAGTGGTATCACAGTAAACGTAAGTGTTACTCCTATTGATGACGGTAACGACTGGGATAGTGAGTGGTGGATTAGTAGTTGGACAGGGACAGCACCTATTGGCACGACATGGACATATAGTTTTAACGTAGGAAACAACACAGCATTCTTAGACTTTGAGGTCATAGGACAGAAGGAAGGAGACCACCTCTATACAAATGAGTCTGCCTCTCCTAGTGGATACTCACTTACTCAAAGTGCACCTGTCTTTCATGTATTAAAAGAGCCGATACAAGGTAAGACCGTCCCAATTTATAGTTTCTATTCTTCCAGTAACACAGATAGTTTTCTAACAACAAACCCAGGTGCACCTGACGGACCTGGAAATGGAGAGAGACAATACCTTAACGACAACGGTTATGTATTTCAGATGGTGATAGGACATGCTTTCCTTAGACAGGACATGTCGATAGGATATAAACGAAGAAAGAATGATAGAGTCCAAGCACTCGTGCGTCAGTTTAAGTCCACTGAGTTTGACCACATGGCATCTATTGATGCAGAGTTACCAGAGCAACCTCCTCAGAGATATGAAAAGAGAAACTCATATAGAATACCAAAGAATCCTAGACAGAATCTAAGAATTATTATTGATTGTGAGCATGGGTCTGCAGGATATAATAATAGTCTTGGGTTTTATATGGCAAATGATAATCAACCTGTCAGAGGATACATTGTCATACCAGAGTCGAAGTCAGATAAGAATGAAGAGTCTATTACTATCAGCATCCAATACCTAGAGCAGTATGCGGGTGGCACTATGGGTTTCTTTATGATACCTAATGGTGCAGGCAACCAGTCTTTAAGTAGAGGACAACAGATAGACTTTGAAGCATTGAATGATGGGTATCGTGGCACAGGTATAGCATCATCACAGAGTAATTACATATTCTTCTCAGATAATAGATGGAATACAGGTGACAAAGACTTTACTAAGTGGTCAGGTAGTGGGCATCAATTCTGGGAAGACCAAGTCAATGGTGACGATGATTATAATGACCTTAAGTTTTACCATAAGGTAGAGTGGTGGGCGGGAGAGCCTAGTTTTGATGGTGTTATGGGATATGTTTATGAGAATGCAGCACCTACTAAAATTATGAAGACCGTTAATGATGCTAGACCATGTGATACTAGAGCAGCAACAAAAGGTTTCCAAGATGTAGTTGTGCAGAGAAATGATTGTGGGTCTATGGTTGTTACTGTAGATGGTAATGGTAATGACTATGAGTGTGGCACATGTCTAGGGTCTTACACTAACGTATTACATCAGTCACAAACCATTGAGATACTCAACCCATCTACACTGGCATTTGTATCTGCGGGTGGTATTACAGGTGGATTGCAAGGAGAGTGCACAAAATTTAAGATAAGAGTTAAGAAGAATTCTGTAACAATTTACGAGCAGATATGGGAGGCACAGTATTGGCCACCCATAGGTGACGTTGTAGTACCTGAATTCACTGTAACCAATGGTGACACCTTGACTTTTGAAGTGCCAGAGTTGATATCTGGAGGACCTAATTCGTCTATCGCTCCCGCTATTTCACTATTTAATTCGACAGAGAGTAGTTATGATGGCCAGTTCACAATTAACCTAGTAACTATCAACCAAGATGATGAGGCAGGGAAGACAACTGGTGCTCCAATGCTCAACAGGACAGGCACAGCAACTGAGGGTAGAGTGAAAGCTTTAGCAGCACAGTATGCTCCAAGCAATCAAGGTCTAAACTCATGGATGGCAGGGTCATATAAGACTGACTCTTATCATATTAGTGCAGCAGACTCACCTAATGGTTACACTGCTACACAGGTATGGTCTAACAATGCAGCAGTATCAATGCCATCTGTAACAGCACAGACTGTAGCAAACCACCCAGGTAATGTGAATAACTCTGATGCTAGAGGCACTAACGTTGACATGATATGGATGCCAAATAACTTTGACGGATATATTGATACTGGTATGCTACCCGAAGGTGCTCTAGGATATAGGAGTCAGGACATAGAGGAAGTCATCACAGAAATGTGTGGTAACTATAATCATTTACTTGAAGAGCATCTAGTTACTACATTAAAATTCCACCCATCATATGCTTACGACCAGATAGCATCAGCAACACAAGATTTATTAGGAGAGAAGAAACCTTTTACAGCAGCACGTGGAGCATGGCCATGGCACATGGTGAATGCAGGATTAGAAAAGGTGGGTGGACAATTTCAAGGAGTTGATATAAACTATAAGAATATTATCTCACAATCGTGGCATAATAATCCTTGGCAGAGTCCTATTACATTTGTCCATGACTACCTACTTACTGGTGGTATAGAGGAGGACTCACAGATAACTGCTACTCCTGCTAAGGTAAGAGTAAGTTTTACATTCTATTCAATGATGGCAACGTCAGCAGATAGGGGTGTATCATCTAACTCATACTACTGGCAATGTCTCATACGTGTTATGGATGTCATTGATAGAGGTAGTGGTTATCAAAGTGGTATGGAGTTTGACCTCTTCTGGCCTCCTGTTAGAAGCACAGAAGGAGAGAAGACTAACAGGACACCATACTTCCCTGACTATAGGACTGGTTTCCAACACCCTGAGTCAAACCTTCTAGCATACTATGAGGAGGCAAAGAATGTTGATAGATATTCTAAGGAAGCAATCTATCAGGAGTCACACCTAGTTGACTCTCCGATATGGTATTATACTACTGACCGAAAGAATTATCGTGTCAGATTCAAACTAATTATTAACGACGTAGATTAATGGCAGGATTTGGAAAGAGTGCAGCCGAAAGGTCACTCGAAAAATCATCACGAGAGTTAAGAGCACTCCGTAAAATCATCGAGAAATATAAAGACGACCCTAAGGGTAAGAAAAAGATGATGAAGAAGATGCAGAAGTATTGGAGGAGTAATCTTTCAATCGTGCAAGGTATGGATTCTAAACCTACTGACTACATGAAAGACCTTGAAGAAGATTTGGGAAGGGTAAGTAAACAACTCACACCTGTCGAAGACCCACGTGAGGAGGAGGGTGACAATCCAGAAACTGTACTAACTGACCATGACATGTCAGCAATTCGTGATATAATAAGTAAAGATAGCAATAAAGAAATGGAATGAAGTACATCCTCTATGATGAAAACAATGTGAGACAGTATCGTGCTGAATCTGTGTATGAATTACGCAAATTCTTGTGCGATAGGAAATATTCTCTCGATTGTGACAAAGACATAGGGGATACATTCGATTACATTCGTGCTATTAACTGGTTCTTCGACATCGAAGAGTAACAGTTGACACATTCTTAAGATTGTGTTAATCTATATACTATTACAAAGGGATCGAAAGATCGTGCCCCTGCGTAGATAAATGAGACCCATGTCGGGGCACTCTCACATCCGCAGGTTTTTT